CTAGTCCGTCTAGTTATTTCACTGTGAGCACATTGGATTATGCTGACAAAAATGGCACAGATTACCATAACTTCCAAGGTGCATATTCATTTGTCAGATTTGTAATTAATCGACAGCCAACAACTTCCGGCAATGTAACAACCATATTATACAGATCATAAGGACATATCATGCGCATTGAAGAAATTCTAGAAGCTATTAAGAAAAAATCTGACCCATGTTGGGATGGGTATAAGCAGTTAGGTATGAAAAACAAATCTGGGAAAAAGGTACCGAATTGTATACCAGAACAGGAATGCAAAGATCATATCAGTCCATCTGGTGTTAAAACGAATATGTGTCCGGATGACGACGACTATGACATCAATTATGGAAAAGAAGGTTTGGTTGCAAAAGATAGAAAAGATCGTAATGTCGATGTTAAAACTGGCACCGTCAAAGAGTCTTTGGAAGAAACATACCATGGCAACGAATTTTTTGAACAATATGGTCTGATAGAAGCAATTTTCGAAGAAGCAGAATATCAAGGAAGAAAAGTTCAGCTGAACAAGCCTATGAAGGGTGATGTCAAGAAGTACAAAGTCTACGTGAAAGATCAGAAGACCGGCAATGTCAAAAAGGTAAATTTTGGTGATCCCTCCATGGAAATTAAACGCGATGATCCAGAACGTCGAAAAGCTTTTAGATCACGTCATGGTTGTGGCACACCAAGAGCTAGTGATAAAACTAAAGCTGGTTATTGGAGTTGTAGGATGTGGTCAAGCAAGCCAGTGAGCAAGATCATACAGGGCAAGTAGACAAAACTTCAAAGACTCGCGTAATGAACTATGTCACTTAGTGATATACTTTGTGGCAATAAAAATAAAGACACGTGAGCACCACTACACCATATACGCAGATCTCAAACTTCACTGAAAGTTTATGGAGAATCGGCAGAAAAACTAAACAGACAATTGGCGGATGGATATCCGGCAATGCTGTGTGCTGCCAACATAACGGCGAGACACAAGACAACCGTGGCAGAGGCGGAATCATCTCTAATGGAGATGGCAGTATAACATATGCATGCTTCAACTGCAATTATAGAGCATCGTACATACCAGGACATACACTTAGTATTAATTTTCGACGACTGTTGCGATGGATGGGCGCATCAGATGCTGAAATCGAACGTATTATTATTGAATCACATAGAATCAGACAGCAAATCGATCCGTTTGATATTCAGCCTATTCAGCGAGATATTAGTTTCACACCAGACTACGATGCTATTGATCTTCCTGAAACATTTGTGTCATTTAAAGACATATTCACCTTGTTGGAAAATAATCCAGAAGATGTTCCGATAAGCGCAATCGATACGATTGAATATGCAGTAAGTAGAAACTTAGATCTAAACAATTATGAGTACTATTGGGATGCTTCCCAAGAATACCCACTGAAGAATAGACTCATTGTTCCATTCTACTGGGAAGGTAAATTGGTCGGACATACGGCGAGAACTATGGAGGAAGATAATCGTGTGAAGTATATGAATCATATGCCTCACAATTTTGTCTTCAACATGGACAAGCAAAGTGAAAAATCAGAATTCGTGATAGTCACAGAAGGAATATTCGATGCAATTGCAGTTGATGGCGTCGCAGTGATGCATAATACAGCCAATGACCAACAAGCAAGGTTTATAGAATCACTTGGCAAGGAAGTAATTGTTGTACCAGATTTTGACAATGGTCCTGGTAAAAAATTGATTCTAGATGGAATAGAAAGGGATTGGGCAGTATCTTTCCCTGTATGGCATGAGACATGTAAAGACATAAATGAAGCAGTTGGTAAATACGGAAAGCTATTCGTGTTAAAATCGATAGTTGACGCGGTAGAAACCAGCCGTCTAAAAATAAGACTTAAAACAAAAACAATATACGGGTCAAAAATATGAAGCAGGGAAAAACAATTGATTTTGATGCAAACGTTCAGAAATTATTTCTGGAAATTATGGTGCAAGATGCATCATCTTTCGTGCGCGTTCAGAACATTTTTAATCCAGAGAATTTCGATAGAAGTCTACGTGCATCTGCGAATTTTATTAAAGAACACGTGGAAAAGTACACGATACTTCCTACTAGAGATCAGATAGAAGCGGTGACATCCACCAAGCTTTTGAGTTTGGATGGATTTGGTGATAAACATACTGAATGGTTTTTGACGGAATTCGAGCAATTTACTAAGAGGCAGGAACTTAACCGCGCCATCTTAAAAGCTGCCGACATGATCGAAGAAGGTGATTATGAGCCAGTTGAAAAGTTGATTAAGGATGCAGTGCAGATATCTCTTACCAGAGATCTTGGTACAGATTATTTTGCATCACCACGAGAACGTCTATTGGAGATTAAGAACAATAATGGACAAGTTAGTTCTGGCTGGCCATCACTTGACAAGAAGTTATTCGGTGGTATGAATAGAGGTGAACTGCAGATATTTATGGGTCTACCCGGTACAGGTAAAAGTTTGTTCAAACAGAACCTTGCATTAAATTGGCTAACACAAGGTCTCAATGGTGTTTTTATTACATTGGAACTTAGTGAAGGATTATCATCTATGCGCGTTGACTCGATGGTAACTAATACACCGACATATGATATCTTCAAACACTTAGATGATGTTGAATTAAAGGTGAGAATGGCATCTAAAAAGATGGGAAAATTTTATGTCAAATATATGCCAGCACAGTCAACTGTCAATGACTTCAGAGCATATCTAAAAGAATTGATCATCAAGAATGAATTCACTTTGGATTTTGTCATGATCGATTATCTTGATCTCATGATGCCAGCTACTGTGAAAGTTAATCCTTCTGATGTTTTTACTAAAGATAAGTACACATCTGAGGAATTAAGAAATTTAGCAAAAGAGTTAAATGTATTATGTGCCACAAGTTCGCAGATTAATCGTTCCGGCGTTGATGAAGTCGAGATCGATATCTCGATGATGTCAGGAGGAATTTCAAAGGTGAACAGCGCAGATAACGTATTCGCGATATATACATCACGTGCGATGAAAGAAAGAGGCAGGTATCAATTGCAATTATTAAAAACACGTTCCAGTTCTGGTGTTGGATCTAAAGTCGATTTGGACATCAATGCAGAGTCGTTGCGAATAACAGATCCAGGCGAAGATGCCCAAGGAACACCTGGACAAATGAGACCACAAATTGGTAGTGTGATGAGTCAAATAAAACCAACTGTTAAAGTGAATGTAGAGGCAGATATAGATGAAGACACGGGAGAGATAGATATGCCATCTCCAAAAGCAACTATACAATCGTCTCAACTAAAGCAGATGTTGAATAACTTGAAGAATAATAATTCCGAATTATAGAAACTACGTTGGTGTTAAATGCCACACAACACGCAAACACGCTAAATATATAAGAATCTCAGGATTATTGATTTGGAACCATCTAAAAAGACAAGAAGGCTACTAGACGAACTCGACGAAATTCTCGTTAGAAAAGACCGAGAAAGCGTAGTCGAAAGTAAGGCCATTCATGTCATTCACAGTGCGATGAACCTAATGAATTATATTAGGGAAAATTTTTCACAAGATGATGCGGATGATCTAGAAAAGCGTCTATTGAACAGTATACGCTCACACGAACCTGAAAAATTTGTGCGTGGAATACGCCGCATAAAAAATTGCGTAAGTACTGGTGACCAAAATGAAGATTAATGAAGTTACGTTTAAGCATGATTTAAAACAATTGGAAGAAGAAATAGCGGATTTGAACAAAGCATCCAAAAAAACCGCACCCGAATTGTTAAAAGCGCAGATGCCAATGGTCAGACAAATTGAAAAAAATTTGGCTGCATATGGTTACGAAAAGGGCACGAAAGAATACCAAGAAGCGTTTGATGTGGAATTGGCATATTACCGTAAATTTGGGTTCCCTTCGGTTGATAAGTATAATGATAGAGTTGAACAAGATGTAGACGAGGGTGTTATGTCCAACATGTTAGCTAAGGCTTATGATGTTGGTGCTAGCATGGGCGGCAAAGTCAAGTCTGCACTTGGAATGAATTATCAGCCACAGACTACGAAATTTGACCCAAATAGTCCTGAAATCAAGGCAGAACTTGACAACAAAGCTTTTGTTCATTGGAAAAATTACGCTAATGAAATAATCGCGCAAAAACCTGCAATACAGAACAATCCAGCCTTGTATAAAAGATATCTTGATGCATGGCTAACTAAGTTTTTCAAGATGCACCATCCATATTCATCAGATGAACAGCTTTATAATATCGACGACAATTCAGTTAGAGAATATATATCTCGGGCAAGAAGAAAAGTAGTGACTGGACAAGTAAATGTTCAACCATTACAGACAAACGTCAATAGAAATGATCTAATGCCGTTTAAGGGTCAGACAGTTAGTTTTAGTGGAACTAATTACAGATTTCTTGGAAAACAATGGGCTGTACTTACGCCATCAGGCAAAGCATCATCGATGGCAAACAAAGCCGTTGTGCCGCAGTTAAATAAACTTGCAGCAGACGCTTTAATCCAAAAACGCCAAACACAAGGACAACAGCCACAACAGGACATTAGCGGATCTGACATACCCGCATTTATGCGTAGAAAAGCCACTGTACGTCGATAATCATGGCTAATGGTGGAATTAAGCATATTGAACATCTTGAGGACATCATGTTTGAAGATGGTTCGAGTGGTGCACTAAAATCGATAGATATTATCGAACACGGTGAACTTAATCCTTCTGATATACAAATAAAATATGACGGAAGTCCTAGCTTAATATTCGGTCGAAATATTGATGGAGAATTTGTCATGACCGATAAATCTGGATTTTATGCTACCAGATATGATGGAAGACTGACATCGAAAGAATCCATGAGAGATATGTTTCTATCTCGTGGTGCTGGTAGAGAAAATCTAGCAAATAATTTGTATCAATTGTGGGATTATTTGGAAAATCTTGTTCCATCCGATTTCGTCGGTTTTATATGGGGAGATTTGCTTTGGGTAGGCACTCCAAAATTAGTTAACGGAAATTATACATTTCAGCCAAATACCATAGCATATCAGATACCAAAGAATACAAAGACTGGCTTGTGTGTATCGAGATCAGTTGCTGGTATAGTACTACATCATCGTCTGGAAAGTTTTGATTCCACTCCAACGCCCATAACGCAGCAGTTAAATTTGAATAATGTTTTAAATATTTGCCTGTTTTATACTGATATCCATGGTATAGACATCTCTGTTAGTCAACATGGAACTAACGCCGTTAGATCGTATATAAACAAATTTGAAAATGAAATAAATGACTCCATCATTTATACTGATCCGAGAATTCACAAGAATTTAAAGAAATTTATCAACGTGTGT